AGAAAAAGGGCAAAGAGCTGACGATGCGGGACCAGCCGCAGCTGGCCGAGGAGCAGATGAAGCTCGCCGAAATGGACATGCGCTTCATGGAAGCCGGGTCCGCGGTCAGCGCCGACATGATGGGGCAGAAGTCCAATGTCACCAGCGGCCGCGCCCTGGAGAAGCGGCAGACTCAGGGCGCAGTGGTTACGGCACCCATGTTCGACAATCTCCGTCTCGGCGTGCAGTTGACCGGCGAGATCGAACTCTCCAACATCGAGCAGTTCATGTCCGAGCCGCGCATGATCCGGGTGCTGGGCCCCCGCGGCAAGCCGGACTTCCTGGAGATCAACAAGCCGGTCGAGGCCGAGAACGGGGAGACCCGGTTCTTCAACGACATCACTGCCTTCCAGGCCGATTTTGTTGTCTCCGAGCAGGATTTCAGCGAGACCATCCGACTCGCCCTGTTCGAGCAGCTGATGGAAATGCTGGGCAAGATGCCGGAAGAGTTCGCCGCGCAGCTGCTCGATGCCGTGCTCGAGCTGGCACCGGTACCAGGCATCGAGGAGTTGGTGCGCCGGATCCGCAAGCTCACCGGCCAGACCGACCCCGACGCCGAGCCGACACAAGAGGATCTCGACGCGGCCGCCGCCAAGCAGAAGGAGCAGGCCGAGAAGGCCGCGATCGAGAAGGACGGCGCCATCGCCGAGGTTGACCTCAAGCGCGCGCAGGCCGAAAAATACCGCGCCGACGCCAAGAAGATCATGGCCGAGGCCGGTGTGGCAGGGCTGGACGATGCTGCCAAGGCCGAACTGGACAGCCAGGTGCGGGACATGCAGGAGCGGTACGACACTGCCACTCGATCCTTCACAGAGGAAGTCCAGAAGATCCGTCTCGCCGCCTCCCAGAAGGAAATGGAGATCGAGAGCCGCTACAACGCTGCCGTGAAGGCCGCCGAGATTACGGCCGGATCCAACGAGAAGATCGCCAAGTATCAGGCCGACCGCGACCACGAGGCCTCCAAGGTCAAGACCGCCGCCGAGAAGGAAGTCGGCCTGGCCCAAACCAAGCACGAGGACGCTGTCCGCGGCCTAGAAACGGCACTTGCGGACATCACCAAGCAGCTCAAGGCGCAGGAAAAGGCGCTGGCTAAAGCAACCAAAGAGCCGGTAGCGGCTTAGGAGATCGACATGGCCAATAAAACCCGTCTCAGCGCTGCCCCAGTCGGAATGGACGACTGGCAGGTCGATGACGCGCTGCGCACCCTCCAGCGCGCCGAGGAGATCAAGAAGGACCCGAAACTGATGGCCAAGGTGCGCGCGATGGCCAAGGACAAACTTGCGGCGCTCACGAAAGTGACCGCTGAACTCAATGAAAAGGACGCGAAATGAGCCCCCTGCTCCGCACCATGCTTTACCCCTACTTGGCCCCGGCCGATGACACCTCCGGTGACAGTGCTGCCACCCCCGGCGAGGACGATGACGACGGCGACGCCGAACCGCAGCGCCCGGACGATATTTCCGAGGCGGAGTGGAACGCACTCTCCCCCAACGAGCGCGCCGCGATCGCCGAGCCCGAGGACGATACCGAGGCCCTGGCGCGCATCGCCCAGCCCGAGGAAGGCGACGATGACGACGCCGACGATGACAAAAAGGGCGCCAAGGACACCAAGGCCGCCGACGACAAGGCCGATAAGGCCGACGACAAGGACAAGGGAGCCAAGGACGGCGACGACGATAAAGCCGCCGGCAAGGACAAACCTGCCGATGCCAAGGCCGACAAGACCGGTGCCGATGGGGCCGAAGCCGGAACTGACGCCGATGGCCCCGGCGAATTCCAGTTGGCGCTGCGCGCCGACGCCGACCCCGAGAAGATCGCCAAGGACATCGAGGCCGTCGAGTCCAAGCGCGACGCCCTGACCGCCAAATTCAAGGCCGGCGAGCTCGAGGTCGACGAGTACACCGAGCAGGACCGGGCCCTGGCCAAGGAGGTCCGCGTCCTGGAAAAGGCGCAGACCAAGGCCGAGTTCGCGCTCGAACACAACCAGCAAACCTCGACGCAGCGCTGGGAGTGGGAGTGCGAGACCTTTTTCGCCAAGGCCGAGAGCAAGATCTACGAGAACCGACTCCTCGCCGCCGCCCACGACGCCGCGGTGCGCGACATGGTGTCCGAAGAGAACCTCAAGGCCCACCCGGAGCGCATGAAGTGGTCCGGCGCCAAGATCCTCGCCGAGGCCGACAAGGAAGTCCGCGCCAGCTTCAAGCTGGAAACCAAGGCCGCAGCCGCTGACGTCGCCACGGACCCGAAAGCCAAAGCGGAAGCCGAAGCCAAGGCCGCGGCCGAGAAGAAGGCGGCAGACAAGAAGGCGGCGCTCGATGGCCGCCGCCCGGACCCGAAGAAGATCCCGAAGACCCTGGCCGACGTCCCGGCTGCCGCCGGCGCCGATGCCGATGGCGAGGACGAATTCGCTGCTCTGGACAAGCTCTCCGGCATGGAGCTGGAGAACGCCCTGGCCAAGCTCTCCCCGGCCAAGGCCGAGAAGTACCTCCAGTCAGCCTGATGGCGGTCAGCTACGACCTCCGGGTTGGTGATGCCTTATCGCTCGATGGCGGCCGCATTGTGATCACGCTCAAGGAGAAGTCCGGGCGCGCCGCCAAGGTCAACGTGGATGCAGATGCCACGGTGACCGTTGCAAAGATCAAGTCTGCGGCTCCTGCAGCAGTGCAGGCCCAGATGGGGGTCATCAGACCCCGGTAGCAAATTCGCGGCGCTGAGCCGCGATCGCGGGGAAGCCCGCAAATGTTGGCGCGCTGGATGTGCGCTTTTTTCATTCATATGAAAGGAGCCTATCCATGGCACGTACCATCATCGGGTTGAACGACCCGAAAGCAGTCAAGCGCTACAGCGGCATGCTGGCCGTTGACGTGGGCCGCACCGCCTACTTCAACAAGAAGTTCATGGGCGTCGGCGAAGCCGCCTCGTTCCCGATCCAGATCCTGGAGCACCTGGAGAACGACGCCGGCGAGCAGATCACCTACGACCTGTCCATGCAGCTGCGCATGGAGCCGGTCGAAGGCGACAACGTCCTCGAGGGCAGTGAAGAGGACCTGAAGTTCTTCACCGACAACCTCTACATCGACCAGATGCGCGGCGGTGTGAACACTGGCGGCCGGATGACCCGGAAGCGCACGCTGTACAAGCTGCGCGAGATCGCCAAGAAGCGCCAGGCGGAATGGTGGGCCCGTTGCTTCGACGAGCTGCTGTTCATCTACCTGTCCGGTGCCCGTGGTGTCGGTACCGACTACATCTTCCCGCTGAACTACGCGGGTCGCGCACAGAACGCGCTGTCGGCGCCGGACGCCAACCACATCGCCTACGGCGGTGCGGCCACCACCAAGGCCACCGTGGCGTCGACCGACAAGATGAACCTGACGATGGTCGAGCGTCTCGTCGTCAAGGCCACGATGATGGGCGGCGGCGTCCAGGGTGTGCCGCAGATTCAGCCGGTCATGATCGACGGCGAGGAGCACTACGTGCTGCTCATGAATCCGTTCCAGGCCTACGACATCCGCACCAACACCACCACTGGCCAGTGGCTGGACATCCAGAAGGCGGTCGCTGCCTCTACCGGCAAGGACAACCCGATGATGAAGGGTGCGATGGGCATGCACAACAACGTGCTGCTCCACCAGCACAAGTCGGTGATCCGCTTCAACGACTACGGTGCCGGCGCCAACGTTGCCGCGGCCCGCGCGCTGTTCATGGGCATGCAGGCCGCCGTGGTGGCCTTCGGCTCCCCCGGTACCGGCCTGCGCTTCGACTGGCACGAGGACACCGACGACCGCGGCAACCAGGCCGTGATCACGACCTCGAGCATCTTCGGCGTCAAGAAGTGCTCGTTCACCATCGACGGCACCCAGACCGACTTCGGTGTGATCGCGGTCGACACCGCGGCCGCTGATCCGGGCTGATCCACCGGTTTAGTCCCGGGCGCCGCGCGCAAGCGCTGCGCCCGCAGGACTGCAAGGCCAGTAGCACCCAACCCGCATTCAATTTTTAGGAGAAACACAAATGCCTGCAATCTATCAAAGCCGGGAGGCCACCAAAGGCCGTCCCGGCATGGTGGCCAACCGTACCGGGGAGATCATCGCCTCGAAGGGCTTGGTCATCCCGTCGGCCCAGCTCGCGGCCAACGACGTCCTGGAGTCGGTGATCCTGCCGGCCGACCACATCCCGGTCGACCTGATCCTGGACACCGACGACATGGACGGCGCGGCCGGCATGACGCTGGACGTCGGCTTCATGACCGGGCTGCCCGGAGTCGCCGATTCGGCGCGCACCGTCGGCCAGGAGTTCGCAGCGGCCCTGACCACCGCGCAAGCCGGCGGTGTCGCGCGCCTGACCCTGCTCAAGGCGTTCCGCATCAGCCCGGTTGGCTACGACCGCTCGATCGGCGTGAAGATCGCCGTGGTTGCCGCAACCCCGGTGGCGCCGATCGCGGCCTCGGGCCTGAACCGTGGCGCCTGGCAGCCGAATACGGCCTACGCACTGAACGACTACGTGGTCCTGCCTGACGGCCGCCGCCTCAAGTGCACCACCGCCGGTACGTCGCAGGGTTTGCCGACCTCTCCGACCAACCTGGGCGGCCTGTGGTTGCCTCCGACCCTGGCACCGACCGCCTACGCCGCTACCCAGGCGGACGGCACGGTCACCTGGACGATGGCCGACATGGCGGTGGGCATCACGCTGCTGTCTCGTTTCGGCCGCGCCGGCGCGTAAGCCGGGGCGTTGTTGAACCTCCTCCGGGGCTTCGGCTCCGGGGGATTTTAAGGAGCTAGACCATGCTGATCCGCAACCTGCTGCACAGGGACCCGAAGAATGGCTCCACCATCGAATTCGGCCGTAAAGGCCAGCCGGACCACGTCGAGTACCACTTCGCGCCCAATGAAGAGGGCCACGAGGTCTGCGACGTGCCGGACCGTGAGCACGCCAAGCGCCTGCTCTCCATCCCCGAAGGGTACGAGGTCTACCTCCCCGACTCCGCCTTCGAGAAGCCCGCTGCTAAGCCAGCTGCGAAGCCGGCCGCCAATGCTAAGGCCGCAACCAAGCCGGCACCTGACGCTTTCGACGAAGAGGAAGCGAACCAGGATGCCGCCGGCGATAACGATGGCGACGACGACGATGGTGAAGGCGACGGCAAGAAGCCGGCCGAAGGTGAAGGCCTCGGCAGCGAAACCGTCGACCCCGACAAGGTGGCCGCAAGCAAGGCCGCCGCCGCAGCGCCGGATTTCAGCAAGATGAATAAGCCGGAACTGCTGGACTGGGCGACCAAGAACCTCCCCGAGCTGGGCGTAAAGGCGACGACTCCGGTCCCCGCCATCCGCGCGCAGATCAAGAAGGCGCTGGACGCGGCGAAGAAGTAGGCACCTAGACCGCCATGGCCACCATGCAAGCCATCATCGACCGCGCCCGGGTGCTGCTCCAGGACGCGAGCAAGGTCCGCTACACGGATCCGGAGTGCCTTGGCGCGCTCAACGATGGCATCAAGATGGCCAAGCGGCTACGGCCGGACCTGTTCTTCGGCCAGTACGGCACGCCCTACGCAGATCTGGCGCTGGGCGGCACCTTCCCCCTGCCTCCGGAGTACGAGCCCGCCGCCATCAAGGCGCTGGTGTTCTGGAGCGATGCCCGGGAGGACGAGTACGCCAACGAGGGCCGCGGCGCCGCCTTCCTGGCCATGTTCGAGAAGGATCTCCTGGCATGAGCACCAAGCCCTGGTCCGCCTGGTTCGATGAAGTGCTACCGCACGTGCCCGGGTGCACGGAGTCGATTGCAGCCAACGCAATCAAGAACGCGGTGATCGAGTTCTGCCAGCGGTCCTGGGTACTCGCCGAGTTTGCTGACCCGGTCTCGGTGAATGCCAACGTCGCTGAGATCGACTTTGAGGATTTCGCGCCAGAAGGCTACCTGGTGGTGGTGGTGCTCGAGGCGTTCTACGACGAGCGCGAGCTCACCTTCAAGTCACCGGACGACCTCAAGGACAAGTACGGCAGCGCCTGGCAACTGAAAACGGGCGCGCCCCAATACCTGACTCAACTCGATGAGGAATCCGCGCTCCTGGTGCCGATCCCGACCGCCGGCCTGGCCAATGCTTTGCGCCTGCGCGTGGCCTACAAGCCGTCCGAGGACGCCACGGTGGTCGAGGCGCGCATCTTCGAGCACTACAAGAAGGTGATCAAGAGCGGCGCCCTGGCCGAGCTCTACCAGATGCC